AAATCGAACATTTGTTTAGCGGCCAAACCTAAACCAGCAACAAGAGCGAGTGCTGGATTAGCAAATACAGCTTTCATCATACCACCCAATTCAGCGGCTTTATTCTTAACGTCTTCCATTGGTTGCATTAATTGTTTGGTAGCATCATTTTGCATATCTTGAGCTTTAGCTATCTTCTTTTGTACGTTTAATCTGTCTTGTGCGACATCTAATAATGCAAGAGCTTGGTCAACCTCTTCTTTTGACAAATCTGTTTGACCAGTTTGTAACATTAAACGTTGTTCTGCTATTTCAGCTTGTTGTGCTCCTAAATCTACTTGTTTAAAAGCTTCAGTTCCTATAGCCGCTTGATTTTGTTGTAGTACATTGGTAGTCTGTTGTTGTTCCATCAATATCTTAGATATATCTGTTTGATAGTCTACATTTGTACCAACTACATTGTTTATTGTTTCTGATTGTTCAGTAATTTGTTCTTGTGTAAAAAGTTGTTTAGCACCAAGTTTATTTAAGGTATTATGTATACTTATACCTTTGTTTAAAGTATCATTAACTTGTGATGATAAATCGGCAACATCTTCTTCGTAAATTTTGGTTTGTTCTTTAGAATCTTCTATCTCTTGAACTTTATCGGCAATCTCTTGTTCTACTTTAGCTCGCGATTTTGCCATATCAGAACCTTTCGCTTCCATTTGAGCTATTTTTCTAAGTCTTGTTAGTAGAGTGGCTCTTTCTTTATTTAACTCTTTTAGAATTTTTTGTTCTTCTTTAAGAGCTTTTAAATCGGCCTTTGTTCTTTCTGTTGCCATTTAGTTTTTAAACCTATGCTAGTTTTGGAAGTTTAGAAAGTTTTTTATTTAATTCTTTTTCTTTTTTGTGTAAAGCTACCAAATCTCTTTCAATTTCTTTTTCAAGTTTTTCAAGACTTGGATGATTTTTAGTAGCTTGTTTCACTACATCTTTTGGTTTTGCACCAGCTATAACTCTTTGAAATAAAGTACTGATAATACCTTCGTAAACATTACTCTCTTTTACTTCTTTGATTTCTAATTTCATAGAACGTAATAAATCCCTAAACTCTGCGAAGGGCTCCATCACTACATCATAATCACCACCACCTATAAGATTGTCTGATGGGTCAATTATTTCATAACTTTTACCACTTGGGTCATGTTCAAGGTTCATGTAAGCACCACTTGTTGCTACAACTTGAATCTTGTTTCTCATCTTATAGATTTTTGGGGATTTAAGATACTTTTTAGCTATCTTTTTAATATCATTGATATTTTCCATTATTGTCTCCGTATAATATAACGTTTGGGGATTTAATCAATAATAAATATCAAATAAATCAAATTTATCGTCTTGGAGTTATATTTGGCCCTCTTGCAGAGGATGATTTTTTATTTGCTTTATCGTATTGTTCTTTCTCTTTTTTATAGAAAGCTTGCATCTGTAAGAAATAAAATTTACGTAGATATGTGGGCATAGAGTACACTGCATCATAGGTAAAGCCACCTTTCCCATGAAATACTATTTGGAATATTTGTTCGTGTATCTTAGGTTTGTGTTCAGGACTTAGGCCAAAAAAACTCCACCGTCATAGGAACGGTGACTTCGACCTCCTCACCTGAAGAAAAATCAACAATGATATTTAAGTCCACATCAGGTGTTACGGACAATAAATAATCTCTAAATGCTTTTGAGTCACGAGACAAAAATTCATTATTGACAAAGTTATTAATAGTACCGACACTCTCGTCTCCATCTACTGATGTAATAACTTTTCTTAGTCTTGTAGTTACTTCTTGTTCTATACCACTTCTCTTTGTGACTTTACGTAGAGCTTTTAATTCCTCTGTTATTTCGTTTTCATCACGTTGTGTTATAAACTTCCAACCTAATACCCTTTTAGAATTTGGTAATTCAAATGTATAATCACCATCGAAGTCTATTTCTTTGTGGTCAAGGGTGGTTAAATCAAGAACTTGTTTTTCTTTTTCCCCAGTTAATGGGTCTTCCATTTCAAATTCGTAATCTTTACCATATCCAAGAACACGAGCGGCTATCATAACTGCATTCTTATCACCAATCAACATATCATTCATATCAAAGTCACCTTGTACAAGTGAATCCAATAATACGTCAATTACTTTACCTTGTTTGATAAGATTCTGTGAAGTAAGAATATCCTCTTCTTTAGCTGTCATGTATTTTACCTCAACTTCACCACTCGATAGTGGGTGTCCATCTGGATAGTATTTACCGCCTGATGGTAATGGTACTATCTCGGTTGGAAACTTAGGCTTTTCTTTCTTAGCCATAATTTCTCCTTAATGTATTATAATGTGATTTCATATAAAACTATTTTATAAAACTTCTTTTTAATAAGTATCAGCCTATATTAAAAAACCCTATGCAAAAAAAAGGGGAAGTCCACCACAAACTTCCCCCTATCCACCAATAAAATATTGTTAGAATTGTAGTATAGCGTAATCGTAACGTAGACTCAATGTAATTTCAGCAGGGTCACTAACTGACCAATCTAAATCATTGAAAGCTGCGGATGTGATAAACGCACCTTTTAATGTCCACTCTTCTACTTTATCACCAACTGGACCTAACATATTAATAGTTATGTCTTTCTTATAAAAATCAGAATAACCATCTCGACCAGTTACGGATTCTTTATGTAATCTAACCCATTCCATAACAGCTTGAGCTCCACTTGGAACAACTGGGTCAAATAAGGTAATTTCAATCGGCTCCCAAGCACCTTTACCTTTCACGTATCGTTTCACGTTTATGTGATTCAATTCAACTTCTTCGAAAGTAATACTTGGTCTGTTTGCAGTCTTAATAAGATAAGATGGTATACCTTCTAAATACATGATATATCGGTTCTTCGTCTTCGGTTCAAACGGAGTGAACATTATTTCTGAAGGGTCGAGTAATTCAGCCATTTTATATCTCCAATAAATTTCAATTATTTTTTCTTATATATAAATATCATCTATACACAAAAAAGTTAATTTTTACTCGTTATAGTATCTCTTCTCTATAACACAATAATAAATATCACTAAAACAAAAAACCCACCGATTAAGGTGGGTTTTAAGTCTAAACTAAGAAGTTTAATTACTCTGGAAATGTAGCTCCTGTTGGGAGTACAACGAAGTCCAGAACAATAAATTCTGCAGTTCTCGTAGGTTGTATATAGATTTGTCCAACAAGACGATTTCTATCAATCACATCTGGTGTGTTGTTAGATTCATCCATGACAACTCTAAATGCACTCAAACCACTATTAGCCTGAACAGAATCTAAGAAAGGATTGACAATGTTCAAGAAACGATTTCTTGTTCCAGCAGTATTCTGTTCGAACAATAGGTATCTTGAAGATGAAGCAATAAATTTCTTCAATCTGATTAACAATCTTCTTACATTTACTCTGTCTAACGCAGATGGTTTAGCTTGTAAGGTCTTTTGACCCCAAACACAAACACCTTGACCTGGGAATGAAGCAATAGGATTAACCCTTTCTTCATATAGGTCATCACGTTCAGCGTGAGTTAGTCTTGTTTGAGCTTCAACTACCGAAGTTAATCCACCACGATTCAAACCAGCTGGTGCGAACCATTCGTGTGATACTTGGTCTGTATAAGCAATAACACCAGGTAAAACAACTGAAGGCGGAACCCATACAGGTAGAGAAGTACCAGAATCTACAATTTTAACCCAAGGGTAGTATGTAGCCGCATAGTTAGTATCTAATGTGGTTACACGACTTGTCATTGTAGCTATACTTTCACCATATATAGAAGCATCCATTACATAGAATGCATCACCACGTTCTTCTACCATGTTCATAGCTCTTGCACTAACTTTACTATGTAAACCATGTACAATACCTGGTGTTACGAGTAAGTTAATATCAAACTCATCTGGATTACTGACAGCGTTTATAGCTTTCTTAAACACTTTAGTACCCATTGTAGTAGCTGTTGAACAATCAAATCCCATAGTATTTGTTGATGTTATGTTAGCTCCTGTATTCTTTACTATAGCTGGATTCATACCATCAAATCCACCTTGGAATGGTAAAGCAAATTTACGTTGACTAATATGTGA